CATATTCAAGTTTTGAGAGATAGGGAGGTTGTCTATTAGTTGTTAAAAACATTCTAATAACTTTTTCTAAAATATCTTTGTCTATAAGCCGGAATTCATCCGCTACAATCATATTCGCGCGAAACCCACGCGAATGCTCTGTACTTGTTATAGCTTCTATGGTCGAACCGTTTTGAAACGTAACTAAGCACTCATTAAGACCAGTTTTTATATCTTTAATTTCTCTTTTTAAATTTGGGCTTAAACTACATAATATTTTATCAATTTTTTGAGTAATAATTAATCTAGCTTGCCCCTTTGTACCAGAACATAGTAGTATCATAGATCCCGGCCAAAGTACACAGCGAACACAGCAGATCAGCGATACGATGAAACTTTTGCTTTGCCCACGTGCAGCAAGATACATAAAAAAATCTACATGAAACGCCATGTAGATTAATATTCTTTGGAATAAATGTAATTTTATACCAAAATAATCTTCTATAAACCTTCCTGGGTTTTCACGATAAAAGGACGTCCAGAGCTTAAATCCTTCTCGTAAACGTTGATCTTTACTTAAATTTTCAACTAAGATATTTGGATTTACACTTTTTTTGTATATATCTTTAATCCCATGTTTGTATTTATTTCTATCTACTTGGAAATTACTATTTCTCGGCATTATTCACCACTTCATTTTCATTATCTATATGATCATTATAAATATCTTTATTTTCACTTAATACTTCCGTTACTGATTTGCTATCACCAAATTCCATTCCAAACATTCTACTAAAATGTCCAACAAACCACTCATTAATATATCTACCAATACCATCGACATCTTTAAATTCATCTCTTGGTTCGGGTATTGGTTCATCTTCTTCGATCTTTTTTACCCACTGTCCCCATGTACCTAAGCCCTCATTATCTGCGGCTGTCTCCTGAACCGGCTTGATATTAGCATCGTTCATTAATGTAGAAATCATTTTAACCAATTTTTCATAAAGAGATAAGTTACCATCTCTTAAAGCCTTATTTGCTTCACATCTAGTTCTAGAAATATCTTCATATAACATTCTTTGAATAGGGGTGTCTGATTTATAGGTATCAGTCAAAGATTTATAAACCTTTTCCATATATTCATAATCTTCTAATTCTAATTCATATCCCCATCGTTCTAACATATCATCGGTTATTTCAAAATTACTTTTAGGGCGTTTGACTATTTTACCTTTAGGTGCATCTTTAGTTTTAGATTTGTTATTTTTAGCCCTACTACTTATCTGATTTTGCTCAAAATCTCCTGTTATATTTGATTGTGCCTGATATTTACCTATTGCTTTTTGAATAACTAATTCATTAAAATTACCAGGCAAATCTTTACCATTTGGATACTTTCTTAACTCTCTGCTTTTAGCCCACTCAAAAGATGAATCCCAGTTAAATTTATTAAATTCAACATTATTCATTTTTAAATAATCTTTAAATAATTCTGCTGTAGTTATATTTTTGGTTCTACAATCTTTACACCAAATTTCATATCCAGTTTTATTGAATTTGGCGATAGCGAAATACTTTATATCTTTCGTAAGTCCACAATTTTCGCAGCGTTTACTTACTAAATCGGAGTTAGACATTATTCACCACCAAATTTATTTAAATAATTTTTATTTTATTTTGAAATAAAAGACTAATTTCATTATTAATTATCATTTTGATTATTCTGATCGTTTTGTTTAAATTTTGTTCTTTTTTTATTTTTACTCTTATTTTCTCTTTTTTCATAAGTATCCTTAAAATTTAAAATCATCAAACATGAGGAATCCTGTTCTAGAGTACATATCTCCCTATATTTACATCCACGACATTTACGATTATTCAAGTTACTTTAACCACCCACAACTTTCTTAATAAAATATTAATTATTTGATATATTGATTAATTTAAAATCTGACAATCAAATGCGACTTTTGTTCCCAAATAACTACAAATAAATTAAGAGTTCTGTAAAAATCAGAACTCTTACATATGAATAATATGTATATATGATTTTAATAACTTTAATAAAACTTTATAGTTGCCCACCAATGTCAAACTTTTAAATTAAATACTAAAAATTAGGTATTAAACAACCTAGGTCAAAAAAGTCCCACATTTTCGACAATATTGATTGATACTAACATTACTTGTCCCACAGGATGAACATATCAATCTTTCATTTACTGTTATAGGTTTTGTAATTACTTCATTATTTGTTTTATATCCCACTAATCGTAGTATAATTACATGTTTTTGATCCTCTAGTTTTCCAATAGATCCAATCTGAAATTTTTGGTCGCTCACACTACCTTTGACCGTCACGCCTTCCTCAGATTTAGGAGCAAAAGAATCTATTGAATCTAGAGTTACATCACTTGTACTAAAATTACAACCTTGTGCAGATACAAAATTAGTATTAATTTGTTTTTGCGTATCCTGCTGTACACTTTGCACGTTTTGTACATTGCAAAACCTTAAAACCAAATCGTTTAGATCGTTACAACCACTATTAACATTGTCGGAACAATAAGTACCCCCACTACTATAAGTTACGGTAGGATAGTTCGTCCAAGGATATATATTAGGATAATACCAGTAATTGTTATAGTGATATTGATCATGATATATGTGGTTAATATGATGTTGTATTTCTGGTTGTGCCTCGAAAGAATATTCTACACGGATACAACCATCGTCTATAAAGTCGCCTCTGTGTTCCGCAATTTCTTTACTCTTCTGTATGAAAAGGAATTTATTCCCCCTGTTTAAATCATCTACAAACCTTTCTAATTCTACATCTGAATTTGGGTTTACAATTAATTGATTACCATTTAGTATATCTTTTCCATCAATAGAAACAGAAACTAATGCTTTTACACTATTAAGGTTTTTAATTAATATTGAATATGTATTATTAAAAGGTAATCTAACAATATCTCCATCTTCTCTGAGAATCTTACCGTTTACTTTTATGACAACAACCAAATTTTGTTTATACACCAATTTATACCTCTCCTTTTTACGGTAGACGGAATAACTACCTAATATTTTAATTCCGTTGGATTAATTGGCTGGCAACCATAATCCTTAATGTTTATTTTAACTTTATTTTATCTAATTCAATTTAATTAGAATTTAATTTATTTAACCAATTATCTAAAATCTTTTCTATATTATCAAATTCCCAATAAGGTATTCTTAATAAAGGAATATTATTTTTCTTACAATACTCATTTTTAAGTTGATCGTGATAAATGGTTCTTTCATAAGACTCTTTTCCAAAAACATTTTCATCAAAATGACCTATACCATCATATTCAATTACGCCTTTTACTTTAGTTTTTTCTTTATCATAGAATAAGACAAAATCAGGCTTTAATGGATTACCCTTATCTGATATTAAACCAGGTAGTTTATTATATTGTGGCGTAAATATTTCATTATTATCTTCACAATAATGTCTTATTTTTTGTTCTCCTTTTGATTCATTACAAACGGGACATCTTGTACCATGAATAAAATTATCTGGTACTACACAATAATCATTTCCACATTTATTATGTTTAATTTTAATTTTAGTATCATAATTTTTATATTCTCCTAAAACTTCGTACTCATTACCAACTAATTCATAAACCTTTTCTTTAAATGTTTCAGTTGTATACGGAAGATGACCAAAACAATAAGGACATCTTCCCCCAAAAGAAAAAGCTGCAGGAAGAACACTATAACTTATTCCACAAATATTGTGTTGTAATAAAATTTTTGTTTGAGAATTTTTATATTCTTCTAAAACACTATATTCGTCTCCGACTAATTCGTAAGCCTTTTGTCTAAATGTTTCATCAGTATAAGGTACTCCACCTTTACATTTTGGACAACGATGATCATGTAAAAAACCACTTGGAGTGACTTCATAGGATGTTTCACATTCAGTATGTCTCATTTTGATTTTGGTTAAAGCTCGTTTATATTCTCCTAAAACTTCGTACTCATTACCAACTAATTCATAAACCTTTTCTTTAAATGTTTCAGTTGTATACGGAAGATTATTTGCGCATTTTGGGCAACGATGATCGTGTAAAAAATTAGCCGGAAGAGGGTCCCAATTACACCCACATACATTATGTTTCATTTTTATCTTAGTATTATAATTTATATATTCACCTAAAACACTATATTCATCACCAATTAAATCATAAACTTCTTTATTAAATTGTTCTTGCGTTTTTCTTGCTCTCATATTATTTATACCTCCTAATATAAATTTTCTCCTATAAATAAAAAGAGAAGAAGGATAGGAGAACACCTTCTTATCGTCAAAGATAGCTAATCCTTGACTATCCCTAAATTTTAATAATTAAATCTTACTGTAAATCAATTTCGTGATATGCAATTATTCCTTTGCCTTCTTCTAAAATTAATAAATTTTGCGAAGCATTTGCATTACTATGAACGATATTTCTTCCATAATCATCCGATCCTAACACAGATCCATTACCTATTGCTTTCTTACCCCTACTTCCGGTTTCAACATGAAAATTATGCAAATGACCATATAGAAAATAATTAATATCTTTACCATCCATCATTATATTATCTTTAAGTCTTTCAATCTTATTACCATTATCTTCGTGCCCATGCTTACCAAGAACCCAATATCCTAATATATTTTTAACTATTGCTTTATTATTAAATTTATAATTATATGTTATATTGGGGTGATTGTCTCCTAATCGTAATTTGCACATATGTAACATTAATGAAGAAAAATTATTTTCCTGTATCTCCTTATGCTTGTCTCCCGAATTACGATCATGGTTCCCGCCCACCCCGTCAAATTCTAAAATAAAATATTTACTTAAATCTACCAGCCAATTATATAATGTTTCTTCAAAGTGCATCATCTGTTCAACAACTGGATAAGCAATAGATGCAAGCTGATTACTTCTCATCGAGTCATGTTCAATAAAATCTGCCAAACCGTATATATAAATTTTATTAATTTTATACATTTGTCCAAATTCGACTATTCCTTCAAGAAACTTATATATTCTATCAACCATTATTTGAGGATTATATTCATTGTATCCGTTTGTATTAACAGGTTTTACAATTGCACCATCATGTAAATCAGATAACTGTACAATACCAACTCTACTATTGTTTCTTATAATTATTTCTTTATAAGGATTTCTTTTATATATATCTAAGTTTTCTAATGATTCTTGAATATATTCTGCTAAGACTGACGTTCTTCCTAAATCAGTCTTAAATTTTTCTAGTTGTCTTTTTTCTTCTCTAAGATTTTGGATTAGCAATCTATCATTACCTACCAAATTTTCTAAATTTGATAGTTTATTATCTAAAATAGATGATGTATTTTGTATGTTTAGCGAATTATTATTTTTATCCTTATTTCTATAAGCATATTTTCTTACAGTATCCCTGGCATGTTCCCCACTATTATATCCACAGATTTCTGCTAATTGTGCCCAGGTTAAATCAGTTTCTCCATTACGTTTTTTTAAACCTAATTCGATTAATTTATCTCTATCAATAAGAATCCAGTCCTTTCAATACTGACATAGGCTAAGTTAATTTGAAATCTAATTATTAAATAATTGAACCTCTCATGATTAAAATCATGAGATTCCTAATTCATAGACCAGACTAACGTCTGATCTCCAAAGGCTAATCCTGTAGTTCCTACAGTTAATATTCCAATTTCTAATATTTAGATATTATTAAATTATACTGCTAATTCTATTAATCTCAAACCTTCATTTAAAATATTCTTTGCTGCATTTATATCTCTATCATGCTTACTTCCACACTCTGGACATGTCCATTCTCTGATGCTCAAATCTAAATCTTGATACTTCCATCCACAAATATTGCATAACTTACTACTAGGAAAATATTGATCTATTACTACAATTTTCCTACCGTACCAGGTAACTTTATATTTTAACATAGTAGTAAAATTATACCATGATGCATCAGATATATTTTTTGCTAACCCATGATTCTTTAACATTTCTTCAATATTTAAATCTTCTAAACAAATCACTTGATTTTCATTAATAAGTTTAGTAGATAATTTTTGAAGAAAATCTATTCTAGCGTTAGTAATCTTTTCATAGAACTTAGCTACTTTAATTCTAGCCCTATCTCTATTCTTACTTCCCTTTTTCTTTTTAGAATGTTTTTTCTGTAGTTTTGCTAATTTTTTCTCATATTTATGATAATATTTAGGATTATCTATTATGTTACCTTCTGATGTAATAGCAAAATTTTTAATTCCTAAATCTATTCCAATATTATGCGAAGAAGCTAGTAATTTTATAGGTTCAGATACTTCACATAATATAGAGATAAAATATTTACCGCTAGGCACTTTAGATATTGTTACATTTTTAATCAATCCTTCTATTTCTCTTGATTTAGCAAACTTTATAAAACCAATCTTAGGAAGTTTAATTTTGTTATTTTCTATTCTAATATTATTTTTTGTTACATTTGTTCTATAAGAATCACGATTGTTTTTCTTAGACTTAAACTTTGGAAAACCTTGATTATTATTTCCTTTTTTAATTTCTCTAAAGAAATTCTGATAAGCCATATCTAGATTTTTAAGTGTTTGTTGAAGAGAGATACTATCAATTTCTTTAAGCCATTCAAATTCTTCTTTAAGTAAAGGAAGCAAATTAGAACATTGATTATAGGTTAAAGTTTGTTTATTATCTTTATACATTTCTATTCTTTTTGCTAAAAAGTAATTATAAATAAATCTATTTGAACCCAAATGTTTATTTATTAATATTTCCTGTTCTTTATTAGGATATAATCTAAATTTAAATGCTTTATATATTATTTAATTTATCTCCTTTCTAATTAATGTGTTATTTTGTTTATATATTATTCATATTATGTGATTCGACAATTCATCTCACGACTAAAGTCATGAGTATTCTTGTCGGGGTAATAAAAGTATAATAGGGGATTTATAAATTTCAGTCAGGACGCTCCCCTTTGACGTTTCCTGCTGATAAAGTTATTACTCTTCTTCGTCAACTTCTTTCTGAATAATCTTTACATCAACCATCAAACCACTAAGATCCTTTAAATACTTATTTATATCTTCAAGCTGAGAATTATCTTGTTCTTCACTAACGTCAATCAAAACCTTATCATCCTGAATAACTACTTTGCCTGTTGCCGCAAGAGAATACTTCTGCTCATGTTTAATTTTTAATCCAGGCTTTGCCATTAGTTAATTTAATCTCCTTTAAATTTTATATTTTAGTTTTTTAATTATTAATTTAATCATTTTTAAATTTAATTAAAAATATAACCTTGATTTCTTAATAATAAATATTCTTCTAACTGTTCTTTAGTATTATTATGTGTTCCATATATATTATGAAAACTACCTTTAATATTTGGTACATGGCAATTTTCACATAAAGTAATTCCATTATTAACATCAAGTCTTAAGTCTTTGTAATCAGAAAAATTTAGTATATGATGTGCATTTAAATTATGCCCTTTATTATCACTACATGCTTGACAAGTATAATCATCTCTTTCATAAACATCTATTCTCCATTGTTTATATTCAACAGAAGACATTATTTGATTTCTTTCAGATGATATACCACCTTTCCATTGAGGAGAATTTTGACCAGAATAGAATTCATAAGATCTAATTTTAATATCACATTTCCTTAATCTATTTGCAACAGTAGTTAAACTTATTTTTAATATTTGAGCGATTTTATTACAACTATATTGATATTTTAAATATAAATATATGATATCATTATCTTGTATATTTAAACCTTTGCTGATATCCCCATCTAAATCTAATTTATTTGCCCTACAATAAATAGACGATTCTGTTCTATCTAGTAATAACATATGTAATTCTTTTACCGATAATTTATTATAATTAAATTTTAATATATTAATTTCATCATTTGTCCATAAATTACCTAAATATTTATTTAATTCATTTGCTTTATTATAAATTTGATTTTGTGTTCTATTTGGTAATAGTAACATTATATCTTTTAACGAGTTATTATTTAATATTATATTAACTTCTTCTTGAGTCCAAAGTCTCCAACTTTTATATCTAGGTAATTTTAATTCTTCCATTTTATATATTAAAGATGCCCATTTTCTATTAGGAAATAATTCTAATAATTTATCCTGAGATAGTTCATAATTATCTTTTAATAATTGAATTTCAGAACTAGAAAAATGAACAACTTTTTCTTTAGGTTCTAAATCTGATCTATCTGCCTTATGTTTGATTGATGCCCAACTACGATTTAATAATTTTTCTAATTCTAATTTATTTAATTTATAATAATTATCTTTTAGTAATTTAATTTCTTCTTCCGTCCATTCTTTTCTCAATACAACATCTCTCCTTAGAAATAAATTTTCTCTCCTATATAGATATAATAGGGAAGAAAATTTGGAGAGATATTAAATTTTCTTGTTAGCGAGGGTAATTACTCCTTGCCTATCCCTATCTCCTTTGGCACTTTAAATTACATTTTATCTGCGATTTTTGCGATCTTGCTTCTATAAATATTTTGAAGTTCTATTTCAGTATATATATCTTCACCTCTAAAAACTTCACCAATTCTATTCATGCCATTATTAACTCCTTCAAAATCTTTTGAATCTACTTGCGTATATGGATCTCCGTCAATCAGCACTTTGGTCTGATCCCCAACTCTTTGTAAAACTAATTTCATCATATAAATATCATAATTCTGAGCTTCGGTTAAATATAAACAAACCCTTTTAGTTTCATACCCCCTAATATCTGAAGCAGGAAGTAGTTCAAGTTGATTTTGATTAATCAACATCTCTACCATCATTCTATCTCCAAGTTTTGATGCTAACATATTGCCAATGCTCGTCGAGATGAGCTTTTCGTCTTTATTTCCGGGGAGTGAGCCTAATCGCCAACTTCCCCTCGTGGGAACAGGATTAGAAATTATAATAATTTTATCTATTATTCTTTTCTCTAATGCATAAAAACAATAGTGTAAACTAAATAAACTTTTCCCAGTTCCTGCTCTACCTTTTATTACAATAATATTATTATTTTTATTTTCATTATTTAATAGAGCATCCACTAGGCATTCTTGATAAATATCTTTAGGTTTGATTTTTCCTAAGAAAGTAGACTCTAAATTATTTTTCTTTAAATCTAAAAATTTTCCATTTAGATAATGATATTTGTCTATAATATTATCATTATAATTAATTAAAACATATTGATTATTTAATATTTTAGTATTATTTAACAAAATATCATCATTTATTTCTATATTTTCACTATTTTTATTACTTTTTTCATCGTTTTTATCAATTTTATCTTTATTTTCACAAAATCTTTGATAAAAGTCAGCTAATTCTTGATCATTTTTAGGAATATATTCTATTATTCCTTTATACTTATCTTTATTTATATTATTTATGTTAGCATTAGCATTATTAGTTATTAGATTATTTTCTGCCAGTAGACTACAACCCCTTTAATATAATTAATCCACATCTAATCCACATTACCTATTTACATCATCTATTAATTTAATCCGTATCTAATTCGTTACCGCTATAATCATCCTCTTTCTTATTTTTATTATTTTTGTCTTCAAAATCTTCAAAAATACTTAAGGGAAGATTATGCTCAAAATATTTATCCGTATTTCTATTAATAAAGTCATTACTATTTTTTATTTCTTTAAATATTATTTTTGCTTTTTCGTAACATTCATCTTTAGTTATACTCCGATGTTCGATAAATAGTATCTTCATAATTTCTTTAATACTATATCTATATTTTTTTATTGTTTTATCTAAAGTTTTATCTGTTAAATATTCCATGAAAATTATCCCTTCATTAATGATAATACGATTTTTTGAAGCAAAATAGTGGTATTTCCGAAAAATTATTTTAATAAATATTCTATTAAACCTATCATCTCTTCTGATACCCGAATTTTATCTAAAGCATCTTGAATATAATGGGCAACAGTACTTCTATCAATGCCTAACTTACTAGCAATCTCCTCCTGTATCATGTTTCTGTAGTAGTACATATACAAACATCGATATTGTTTCTGCGTTAAAATACTTGCCAATAACTTTAATAAAGATTTTTTAAATAATTTATCATGTACTAATTTTTCAGTATTATAATTATTCTCATTATTTTTATTATCAATAGGCACCAACCCCGTATTAGACGATTTATTAAAAGTTAGATTTGCCAATTCTTGAATCTTTTTATTTGTATAATATCTATCTTTAATTGGTAGATACTCTTCGATGTAAATTAATTTCTCTACCATCTCTTTTTCCATATCATAAACTATCTTACGTTCTTTAATTTTATCTTTATCAGTTGTATTGGTGTATTGTTTTCTAATTTTATTTACAACTTTACGTAATAATCTATAAGATTCTAAATACTCTTGATATAAATTAGACCAATATTCTGATTCTCTATGTTTTAGATTGTCTTCTATAATTTGACCATATATATCGTATGTCAACCATATTGCACTCCTTTGTATTATAGATATTAGAGTCTATAATCTAGTCCTCCTTTAATATAATTAATGTAAATTAATATAATAATAATAATATTTCTATTATATTTCTTTTATATTTCTTTTATTAACCATGATTTTCTTGCACCAAATCTTTTCATCTTACTAAATTTAGGTATTGGCTTTAAAACAATTTTATCTCCATGAATATTCATTAAAATAGCATAACCTGTACTCATTCTTCCTTTAATAAAATATTCTTTACCTAAATATCTTATCTTATCAAATTTTCTAAATCCTTGGATCTTACCAGTGGGAATTTTCTGTTCCGATCTAACTCCTTTTGTTTGTTGATAATCACCTTTAGAAATACATTTTTTAAACAGTATTATATTAGTTTTAAAATTAATATCATCATATTTTTCTTCATTAAATTTATCTAAACTTGCAATTGTCACAGCATCATAATAATGTTCTTTAGGTAAATCCATTAATTGTCTATGCTCTTTGGTTATAAATCCAAAAGTTTCTTTTGCTTCTGGCAATAGTTTTAATAATTGTATTCTTATACCATTCATTTGCGTAGCATGTTTTAATTGTCCTTTTAATTTACCCTTTAATTTTAAATCAATTAATCCATGATGTAGTTTATCATGACATGTTTCACATAAAGTAATTAAATTTTCTGGTTCGTCGCTTCCTCCGTTTCTTCTAAAAATAATATGATGAACATGTAATCTTTTATCTTTACTTTTACCTTTACAATGTTGACAAGTATAATTATCTCTATCTAATACATATGCTCTAGTATTTGCATATCCATAATTAATACCTTTTTGATATAACCATTTATTAATCAATACTTCTGGATTTTTCAAAGCATGTGGATCAAAAGTTGCGGTTTCTAATATTAATTTTGTTATTGGTAAAATAGATTTTACAAAATTAATCTCTTTTAAATGAGAATTAATTTTACTAATCATTGTTGGTGAAAATCTATCTTTTTTAATTGAATTTTTTCTATTTAACCATCTTGGTTTTCTATATCTAGTTTTTCTATTACGTCTATTTCTGCGATATTTACTACGTCTTTTCATTTTGTCTGCTATGTCATTTCTTATTTCTATTTCTGACAAATATAATATATTATTATTTACATCAACCGCAGCAGAACCAATTTTACTACTACCGGTATCAATTCCTAATGTTATATCTTGTAAATAATTAGTAGTTTGATATAATAATTTAATAGTAAAAGGTGTCCTTTTGATTACTTTTGCCTTATTTTCTTTAAGTAATAATCTTGCTATTACATTAGTACATGGCATTAAAGGTTTGTTATCTTGTGAAATTACATAAACTATAGTTAAAATCAGACCTTTCTGATAGATACTCTACTTTACTGTAGGTTATGCGTATCCTATTATTACCATAATAAGAATCCGTCATCATCTCGACAATGATAATTAGGCTTTTTGCACTCATAATACCGAACCTTACCTCAATTCTATTTAATTATGAGCGACAGGGCAATGGTCTGATGCGTCAACCATAGGTGTCATGACTTAATTATCGTAGTATTTGTTTCTAAATACTTAATCTGGTGAACTTAGCATTAGATGCCTACGATTTTAATCGTGGGTAGTTCACATTTATTTCTTATTTATCTTTCCCTTCTTCATTCTCACTCTCGTCTTTTCTAAATTTCTTAAAATCGATAAGATTACCTTGTTCCGCCTTAGACTTTCTTTTAGCCTTATCAATAGCCTTTTTATTCTTCTTGGCTTTTTTATCTTCATCTACAGTAGGTAGATCATCAATTTCTCTGTTAATTACAATTCGTAAACCTAAAAATTTAAGCACATCAAGATCAACCTTCCCAGAGATTACATCATACACAGGAATATCACACATCTCTGCCACATCAAGTAGAGCATTAAGTTCTGTTTCACTAGTAACTGTTGATCCTTCGTTATTAAATAAGAGATGAAATAGTTTATCTTCACCTTGTTCTGCTTCTCCATCGCATTCTATAGATTCGTATTGCTTTATTGCTTCTGATATTTCTGGAATAAAATTGTGTTTAGAAATAGGGGTGTCACCTCCTTTATAAATTAGAATAATGAATAAGAATAATATAGTTGAATCTCTGCACACGCTAAAGCGTGGCGGCTATGTCACGCATTAGTATAGATAATATAACAATAATATTAAAATAAATTGTTTTTATTTTATATTGATATTATACCATAAATTGAATATAATTACAAGGGGTTATTTGTGAAAATTGTCTAAATAATGAAAATAATTTTATATTGGTTTTTTAAAATAATTTTCATTTAATTTTAGGTAATCATTATAGTACATCCAACGATAACCACCTGACGTTTTAAGTTTGCCTCTACATACATCTCCAATATGATTATGATTATAATTATAAAATTTTACGGCGTCTTTTATTGAATTAAATATTTGATTAGTATCTATGTTAATAACTTTATATTTATATTGTTTATTTAATATATCATCTATTTCTTTTTGAAATAATTTTAAATAATCATCATAATATAACCAAAGATAATTACCTGCTGTTTTTTGTCTACCTAAACATGCAGAAGAAATGGTATCAATACTTATATTATAAAAAATAGACGCTTCTGTTATTGAATTAAAAACTTTTTTAGTATTTAAATTAATAACTTTTTGTTTTCTTTTAGATGGACTTAACTTAATATTAATTAATTTATCTATTTCATCTTGAGATAGTTTTATATACTCGTCATAGTACATCCAAATATATCCCCCTGCAGTTTTTGTTTTATTTTGACACGCGAAACTAATATTACCATAAGAGTTCATATTATAATATTTAGCAGCATTAATTATTGAGTCAAAAATTTTATTAGTATTCAAATTAATTACCGATCTAGAATTAATAGGAGGTTTATTATTTGTAAATCTTATTTTACCTTTAGGATAATCACACCAATTTAATAAAGTTCCTTGCTTTAAATATTTTCTAATTGTAGATACGCTTATATGCATTTTATCACTTATTTCCGTAGTACTTTTTAAACCACTATTCCATAAATCACAAACAATTTTAATTAATGAATTACAAGCAAATTCATGACATTTTAACCAGTCTATATTAGAAAGATCATATAATTTTGCTAATTTACTGTTTAAAATATTATTTTTAATATATTCTAATTCAGATTTTTTACAATCAATTACTATATAGTTTATTATATTATTATTTATTGCTAATTCTTCCTTGATTTTGTCATTCTCTTGTTCTTCTTCTAAGGTACGACCGCCATAAAAATTAAATCCATTTTCTTCATAATGTTGTTTACCATGTGTTTCTACTATAGCATTATTATTAATTATAAAAAAATCATATATTTTACCCATTGCCCATTTAAAATCACTTTTTTGATATTTAAAATTTATATCTAAATTATAAACTAATTGATCTAATAAACTATACATAAATTTTTCAGAATAACTAATTCCATCCGAACATTTTGGACATGATAGACCATGCCTAGTAACATTACTAATTATTTTATTTTCAATTAAATTTTTGCATTCAGGACATATCCAATTTACTTTTGAATGACTATATTGTGTATATTTATATCCATCTTCAGAATTTGCAAGAAATCTAGCATATTCGGGATTGGTAGTCCACATATCATTGTAACCAATTAATATTTGTTGATTAATACATATAGGGCAACACGACCCATTTATTTTCCTAGTTCTACTTGAAATATTTGCATACCATTCGTGTCCTTTTTCACATATCCACCAAGCTTTTTTATGAGTACCCCAAGTAACATCATATGGTGTTAAATCACCATTCTTAGTTGGATGCCATTGTTGAGTAATTTCTGGATGTGTAGTTGCTAAACAATTTGATAATCCTATTTTTTGCCCAGTACAATAAGGACACCGTTCGTCCTTATACATATATGTCCAACATTTATTAAATATCTTATTATCTATTAAACATCTCCACTCAAGTCTTGTACTACAATTTATATATGTGTTACTAACTAATTCAAATGATTTATTATTTAATTTACACCATAATTTAATATTATATATTGTATAAAGATTTCTTTTATTAAAAAATTTAGTTCTAAGATTTTTATTTTGTTTTAGACTATTTATTGTACAAAATATTCGATAACCATCTTCGGTTTCAATATTTGTAGGCGTACTAACATTTGTATATTTTCCAATTATTTTAAATTTATAATTATTCCACAAATATTCACATATTTGATCGTATGTAAATTTATGTCCTTTTATAATTCCATCTTCTCCTCACCATTATTTAATAAATCCTTTAAAAAAGTTCTCTTATATTTTATTTTATCATTTTTCACAAATTCATTAAATATATATGGATCACAACAAATATACAATTGAGATTCTGCCCTTGTTATGCCGACATAAAGCAAACTTCTAGCACTCATAAATTTATGAGTCGTATCAATTCCCATTATAACTATAGGACTAGATGCTCCCTGAAATTTATGGCAAGTAAAGGCGTATGCCAATTCTAAATTTTGTAATTCCCAAAAATCGTATAATATTATAAAATATTTATTATCATTTTCAAATTGCACTGCAACATATTCATTATTTTTTGACTTATCTATAAATAAAATCGTTCCAATGTCGCCATTTATAATTCCACAATCATTTTCAATAGGTTTTAAACTTAAATCATAATGTGTAGCATCATAATTATTTTTTATATTTATAATACGATCTCCCTCACGAAACAACCTTCGTAATTTACCGTATTCAATTTCCTTTTTTAAACCATCTTGAGGGTTATTAATATCTCTTAATAATAAATTTACTTCTTTTGTACCTGAAGTTCCTTTACGCATTGGAAGTAACACAGCAATATCATTAAATGAATATCCTTTTACAAGAAGATATTTATATATTTTAAGAATATTATTTACTGTCACTTCCTTTTTTCCTGGAATTAATATAGCGTCTTTACTATTTCCGTATTGATGCGCCTTTGTTTCTCCGTTAGAAATAAAACATTTGCTCATTCTAACCTTTGTGGCTAATTCAATAATTCCAGATTCAAGTGCTTGCCTGTGAATTTTGTTAAGGGAAGTTATAGCAAATTTATTACTACAAATTAAATCATTCAAAATACTTCCAGGAGAAATCGATTCCAACTGTGCGGGATCTCCAAGAATTATTAATTTACTACCATTTTTTAAAGATCTAATCATATTTAAAAAATTATAAATACCTACCATTCCTGTCTCATCAGATATTGCTATAGAATAGGGAAGGGGATGATATTCATTAAACCTAAAACCTAGTGGTGTCCATTGTAATGCTCTTTCGTAAGTAAAAGCGTCTCTACCTGTTAAATTGTGCAAAACTTTACATGCGCGAGCAGTAGGACTAATAAGAATATAGTTTAATTTAACCTGATCTAAAATATTTAATAATCCATTAACTAATGTAGACTTACCAGATCCAGCATAACCTACTATTATATTTATATTATAATTTACTAGATTATAAAATCCTTTACATTGCTCTTCCGTATATTTAAATCCTTGTGTTTCTTCTTGTCGGGCAATAAATTCTGAAATATAATTATTTAGATTTTCTTTGTTACAAAATTGATTGTCGCATAACTTAAAAACATTATCACTATTTTCTAGTCTTAATAAGTGATCTTTGATTTGTACTTCAGTATTATATGCTAATTTTGTAGCAACCCGCATATCATGTATAT